TGCCTTGCCATTTGTGGTATATCCTTTCGCGTGGAGCGGACATCTCTTCATAGAAAAAAATAAACCAGCAGCTTTTAAAAATCCTCTTTGGGCCAAGGCGGCAGATTGGGTTATGCTAAAAGATATAATAACCGGAAAAATTAAATTCTAAATGAAAATCATTGTCACAGGAATCCTTGGTCAAGACGGAGCGAACATGGTTGAGTATTTGCTAGAAAATACATCTGCTCAAATCTACGGAATGGCTAGAAGAAGCTCCAATCCAAATTTTATAAATTGTAATATTTTTATAAGCAACCCTAGATTTAATTTGATTTATGGAGACTTGTCTGACAGTATTAGCATTGATAATGCAGTAAGAGAAATTCAACCCGATTATTTTATTAATTTCGGTGCTCAATCATTCGTCGGATGCAGTTGGAAAATTCCTTTGCAAACATTCGATGTAAACGCTACAGGAGTTGCTAGATGTCTTGAGGCAATAAGAAGATTTAATCCAAATTGCAAATTTTACTCTGCTGGTTCCAGCGAAGAGTTTGGCGATGTCGAAACCGTGCCTCAAGATATAACTCACCCCATTAAACCAAGGAGCCCGTATGGCGCATCCAAAGCAGCAGCTAGACACCTTGTTAAAGTTTATCGAGAGTCTTATAATCTTTACGCTATTCATGGTATTTTATTTAACCACGAAGGAACCAAGCGTGGAGAAGAATTCGTAACCAGAAAAATAACAAAGGGAGTAGCTAGAATATATCATGCTATAAAAAATGGAAAAACCTTTGATCCAATCAATCTAGGGAATTTAGACGCTAAAAGAGACTGGTCTGATTCGGAGGATTTTGTAGATGGCGTTTGGAAAATGCTAAATCAAAAAAATCCTAAAGACTACGTGCTTTGCAGTAATGAAGCTCACTCTATCAGAGAGTTCGTAAATTTAGCGTTTTCAGAAGTCGGGATAGATGGAGTTTGGCACGGCTCTGGAACAAGCGAAGAATATAGCGTATCTACAAAGTATGCGATGTCTAAAGAACCTTGCTCTTCTATTCTCGTCAAAGTAAATGAAAAATTTTACAGGCCAGCGGAAGTGGACCTTTTGGTCGGAGACTCCAAGCCTGCCCGCGAAGAGTTGGGATGGTCCCCGAAAGTTGATTTCAAAGGACTAGTTAAAAAAATGGTGGCCCACGACGTGTCTCTCCTTGACAAATCGTAGCCCTGCGCCATAGTATCCTCGATGACTGCACAGACGAGCAAGCCAAGAAAACTAAGCCCGCAGCAACAAATAATTGAATTATTTCTTTTAGATCCCACTAGGTGCAATTGGTCTACCGAAATGAAATTTGCCACTAGACTCGTAAAAGAGTATGATTTTGATTGGCTTATGAGCTTAAATGGCAGAACCAAAGTTATATCTTTGACTTGGTTCTTTGGAGAAAACGGCAAAAAATTCTTAAACGATATCAAAAGATACCAATCTGTTTCTTTTGAAAAGCAGGAAATTATTCTAGAAGATAATCAGGTAGCTCCTCCTACAGAAATCGTAAAAAAACCCACATCAGTAAAAGATTTTTTAAATATTTTCAATAATAAATAATATGGCAAGACAAAAAAAAGAAATTCAAGAAGATCCAGACTCGGATACATCATCAGGAAAGATGAAGGTTCTTGATAATATTCTAAATAGAAACAAAGACCACCATTATGCTTTTGATAATAATATTGATTATGTTATTAGCAGCGGCAGCTTGACGTTAGATATTGAGATGAGCGGAGGTATTCATCCGGGAATCATCCGATCTTCAGGGATTACAGAGGGAGGCAAAACCAGCAATGCTTTGTCATTTGCTCGGAATTTTCAAATAACCCATCCAGAAAAAGGATGCATTATTTATATTAAGTCTGAAGGACGCTTGAGTGAAAACATGATTGCTAGATCTGGAGTCAGCACCGATCCAGCTAAGTGGAGAGTTATTCCTACTAATGATTATGAATTTGTCACGGATACAATGCGCGAGCTCATTAAAAACAATGATGATGGAAATATTTATTTCTTTATTATAGATAGTCTTGACGCTCTAGTTCCTAGGAACGATTTGGCTAAGTCTGCCACTGAGGCAAACAAAACTGCTGGAGCAGCTCTACTGACCTCTGATCTTCTTCGTAAGATGGCTGCCGCGTTCTCCTCTAGGGGCCATATATGTTTTCTTGTGTCTCAAGTCAGATCATCGATTAAGATAAACCCATACGAAAAAGGCGACCCGAAGGTGACCAACGCAAGCGGAGGAAACGCTGCTTTGCATTATTCAGATTGGATTCTTGAGTTCCAGCAGCGATGGAATAAGGATCTTATATATGCTAATGCTAAGGGAGAAGGCAATCCAGTTGGTCATTGGTGCAAAATCATCTTCAAAAAGACTCCCAACGAAAAATCTGGAAGAGAAGTCCGATATCCAATTAAGTATGGCCGCTCTAATGGATCGAGCGTTTGGGTGGAGTATGAAATCGTTGATCAACTTTTAGCATGGGAATTCGCCCACGCCAAGGGCGCTTGGATCACCATTACAGACGAGCTTATCAAAGAACTCGCTGACAACAACATCGAAATGCCTAAGCAACATCAAGGAGAAGCTAATTTAAAGAGCTTCCTAGAGGAAAACCAGCATATTACTAAGTACCTTTTTAATAAGTTCATTAGCGCTTTAAAGAAGTGAAGCTATATAATATATATGGTAAAGTTGCAAGCAAAAACGTTTCCCAATATCTGATAGACTGGGACGCCTCCTCTCGGTCGAAAGTCCAGTTTAACACAAAGCAATTTCTTAAAAAATACTGGAAGAATCATATAGTTTATGAGGAGTTTCCTGTCTTCGGATCTAGACTAAAGGTAGACATAGTTAATGCTACTTTGAGAATAGCAGTGGAAGTCCACGGCAAGCAGCACTCTGCTTATAATAAATTCTTCCATGGTGATTCTCGGATCAACTATTTAAAATCAATTAAAAGAGACGTCGCTAAAGAAAAGTGGCTGGTTTTAAACAAGTTTCAGTTGGTTGAAGTTTACGAAAACGAAGTAAAAGACTTGTCGGAGCAGTTTTTCAAAGACAAATTTAATATCAATCTTTAATGGCCATTTATTCTCTCCAAGTAGAAAAATACGTATTGTCTGGATTAATTAGGCATCCGACTTCTTTTGCCGACGTTGAATCTTTTATCAGCGATAGTGATTTTGTTAATGAGGTTCATTATACTATCTTTTGCGTCTTTAAGGAGACGTTCAACAAGGGAGAGCAGATAGATAAAGTTCTAATATCTCAAAAATGCAAGAACCTTGGCATAACATTCAAAGACCAATCTATTGACATCTTTAATTATGTTAATAGTATTTGTCTTATCCCCACTTCTCAGCCTGGGCTAGCAGAAGGAGCGAAAGAGCTTCTCAAGCTCAGAATCAGAAGAGAAATAGAGCAAACTGGAGACGACATTAAAAAGTTTGCCAATTCATGCGCTGAAAAGCCAATAGAAGAAATCATTACTGAATCAGATAAGATCTACAACAATAAAATCTGCGCTTATGCTGCTGAGAATAATAAGCCAGAAGACATTACAGCTAATGTAATAGAAATAATTGAAGAGCGCGGAAACAATCCAATTCAAGATACTGGCTTAGTTACTCCGTATCCAAATTTTAATCGCCTTTATGGTGGCATTCGTCCCGGTAATATATATGCATGGGTAAGCAGACCTAAGCATGGCAAATCAACCATATTGAATGATCTAGCCATTAAAGTCACAAGCATGAATAAAGGGTGCCGAGCTCTTGTTCTAGACACTGAAATGTCTACCATAGATATGAAGTTCAGAATAGCTTCGTCTATTACCGGCATTCCTGTTTGGCACTTAGAAACTGGCAACTGGAAAAAGAACGTTAATCTATTCAATAAATTTGAAGAAAGCAAAAACAAAATCAAAGGTCTTAGCAATCAAGTAGACCATCTTCAAGTAGCTGGAAAACCTATCGAGGAAGTGGCGTCTATTGTAAAGCGCTGGTACTTCTCTAAGGTCGGTCGTGGAAATCAATGTGTTATTGTTTATGATTACATTAAGCTGACTGGTGAGTCTGATAAAAATAAACAAGAATATCAACTAATTGGCGATAAAGTTAATGCCCTTAAAGAGC